TGGCATTAGAAAAGAATACAGTAACGGGTCAACTTGAGGTTGGCGAAAACGGTTCAATCGGTTTGCGAACCGACACAGTTGTAACCGATGACGGAGTCGAGTTGAGTCGCAGCTTCCACCGCAAAGTTCTCGCTCCCGGCGATGACGTAAGTGGCGAGGATGCGAAAGTTCAAGCCGTTGCGGGAGCAGTCTGGACAGAATCGGTTGTGTCCGCATACGCAGCGGCGCAAGCAGCGGCAGCACCGGCAGCGGAGGAATCAGAATAATGATAGAAGTATTAACAACACCAACACCGGAGTTAAACGTGTCGAAGGTGGCGATCAAGCTTACCTCGGCACAAGAGTTTGGGATGCAATTTAGTCTGACCGGATTCGGTAAATTCAAAGACTCGGAAGGCGCAGATATTTGGGGCAGCAATCCGCTCGTCTCGACGCTTCTTTCAGTGACGGGAAAATCTTGGTCTGACTGGGTTCCCGGTGCAGCACCGAGCGATTCGGATTACATTATCGATCTCGCGTTGAAACAACTTGGGCTGACCCGCGCACCGGCAGTCGAAGCCCCGGCAGTCGAGGAACCGGCTGAAGAAGAAGCTGCCGAGTGATCGGGGAGGCGGGATGATTGGGAGCGGACACAGTCAACCTAATTCAGACGCTGGGCTTCCCGGTAGTGGCGGCGGCGGCGGCGGGAGTGTTTGGCTACAAAGTCGTTTTCTATGTGCTGCGAGGGCTCTCTGGCGACATAAAGGAGTTGCACAGTATTGTCATCAAGCTCATTGACCGGCTAAATGGACACGACAAGGAAACCAACAAGTTATCCAGAGAGATCGCACAGCTACGCAGTGAGGTTGGATCGCTCTACAAGTGTATGGGGGTCAATCCTAGAAGGCAGAGCCGCAAGGGAGAAGAGTAAGAGAGTGCTGGCTGTTGTAGCTATCGCGGCCTTTGTGATTGGGATTGGAGCCGGCTGTTTCTCGATGAAGAACATCCGAGAGATCTCGGTGGGCCTTGGCGGAGTTGATGCAGAATTTTATGAGCCAAAGGAAACGGAACAGTGAACTGGCTGGACGATGTTAAGGTTGCAGTGGCCACTGTCGGAGGCTTGGGCAACTGGCTTGTCCAAATGGATCTGATGTTAAAGGTGGGGATCTCTCTGGTTAGCTTTTTGTATCTCACAAAGAAGTGTGTGGGTCTGTATAGAAAATGAAGAAGAAGATCGTAACTATTGGGGCGTTGCTGCTGCTGGCGGCAAGCGTCGAAGCTGGTGATCTATTTGGTGGAGGCTGGAAGCCGAAACCTAATGCCACGGTGTTTGGCCAAAAGATTGTTTGGCCTCTCCCGAGCTTATGCTTGGGAGCGAAGGCGGGAGTATTGCCGGATGCCGGCATCAGCCCGGAGGGCATCAATCTCAAGATTCCCTATCTGGCTCTAGATCTACCTTTCCCAAGCCTCACGCTCTCTGTGGGGAAAGATAAGGCCAAACTGGAGCTCAGACCCGGATCTGTTGTGAAAACGGCTCACAAGCCAAAGGAGGACTAAGGGGTGTTGCGGTCAAAGACATTTTGGGCAGCCGTTTCAAGTTGTATAGCGGCGGCGGCGGCAGTGGCAACGAATGAGGCCACTCTTGCGGAAGGCTTACAGATAGCCGTGACGGCTATTCTGGCAATCTTTCTGCGTCACGGGGTGGCAAAGACCCAGACAGCAGCCGAGGCGGCTGTAGAGGCTGCCAGTGCTCCAGTGGAAGCCCCCAAGAAGAAGGCAGCCAAAAAGGCAGCGAAGAAAGAGGAGTAAGCTATTATGGGAACCTATCTGACAAAAGGCACTACGTTCACAACCGGCGACACAGTAACAGCCGGCTCGCTGAACAATCTGGTGGACAACGCCACAGTGACGGCTGGCTCGATAGGCTCTACCGAGTTGGGGGCTAATTCTGTAACCAACGGCAAGATCATTGCAACGGCAACGGGATCCGAGCCGGTAACTACCGGCACAATTAGGGACAACGCAGCAAGCAACGACAAGCTGGCCCAAATGGCGGCTCAGACTGTTAAGGTTAACAACACCAACGGTGCAGCGGATCCGAGCGATCTGCCGGCAGTGGGTGGAGGCTCTAACGGAACGAGCAAGATACTGATAGGAACAAGCGACAGTGTGAGCGCACTGACGGCAAGCCAGTTCAAGCTGGTGAACAGTGCGAGCACTCCAGACGCTTACGATGATGCAACGGACAGCACCGCAACAGATTTAAGACTTCATACGGCGGCTGTAACAGATTGGGATACGGTTGCGGCGGCTACAGATGTTGATGATAACGATGATCGTCTTTTGATTTATGACGCTTCGCCGGCTTCGCTCAAGCAGATAGCCCCCAAAAAGCTAATCCAGAGTATGCCGGCGACAACCGGAACCACTGGAGTAGTGAAGATCGCCACCGGATCAGAGCTGACTAATCCGTTTGACAGTTCGCACTACACAGAGCTGGCACTGTCTCCGAAGGAGGCAATTAACTCCCCCCTCTTTGCAAAAGCTTGGGCCAACATTAGTACGTCTTTGGCTTACACCGCCACCGGAGACACATCGCTAGATTCTTCTTTTAATTTTGGGGCAGAAGTTACTTCTGGAACGGTAACAAGTGCAAAAAAATATAAAATTATTGAGTACGAATCTGGTGATGACTTTACGAACATAGGGGGTACAAACGTGACGGGAAACCAGTTTGTAACTACTGGAACCACCCCAACAACTTGGACAAACGGCAGCCGTCTGGTTCTGGTTCCGGAAGTAACAAGTAAAGGGGTTATCCCCCTTGTTTTCTCAACAGCTATGCCGTCAACTAATTATATTGTAACCGGAGAAGGTAACTACGGAGACGGTTCATCTGTAACTCAAGGGGTAAGGTTTACAACCACAAGCGTAACTCCTACAACTTCCGGCTTTACGCTAAAATGTTACGCTGCGTCTTCTAGTGCATTAACCACTCCGATGCTTCTACGAATTGTAATTTTTGGAACCTAAATGACGCTCTCAGAACTAGCCACCTACGTCTGCAATCTAGTCGGCAAGACCGACTCGACGAGTAAGGCGAGGTGTAAGGAGTACATCCGGCAGCATCACCAACTAATCTATGATTCAGCTCTCTGGAAGGAGAGCTTGATCGTTGAGCGTTGCACGATGAAGCCGGACGGTAGAGTGGTTCATATTGAGGTAACAGACGGCGGCAGCGGCTACACATCAGCCCCCTCGGTGAGCTTCTCAGCCGGGGCTAGTGGCTATGTGGTTCCAACAGCCACAGCCAAGCTATTCAACGATTCAGTGGGTGAGATTTTGCTCACCCGGAGCGGCAACGGTTACGAGGAGGATCCAACAGTTACAATCTCGGGCGGATCCGGCAGTGGGGCAACAGCCAAGGCATACGCATCCGGTTACAATGATGAGCTTATTCTCCCACAATCGATCTCTCAAGTGTTGGCGATTACGGCGAACGATCTGGAGCTTAGGCCGGAGGATCTCATCACGCAGTTTATGTGTGACCCGAGTGCTCTTACGGAGTCCGGCACTGCCAGCAGCTTTTCTGCTTTACCTTCTGTGGGTATCAATTTTGATCTCCTTAACGGCGATCTTTATTTTGATCTGGCCGATCCAAGCGATGCGGAAAAGAAGATCGAGGTAGTGGGCCGGTTGCTGGGGGATCCAACAAGAATTTACAAGGAGGAGGTTACGCTTGCAGCCAGCCCCTCAGTAAATGCCACCTTTGAGAGCTACTCTGAGATTACCTCTCTCTCGAAAGACGCGACAACCGACACAATCACCGTCAAAAACCTCGCCGGCACAGAAAAGTTCTACTGGTACGGCTGGGAGACAAAGGCGGAATTTCAGAGAGTGAAGCTGTACCGCCGGCCCGAGTATGATGCAACGGATCCGGTTCAGTTGGTTGTTCTCGGCAAGCAGAAGATCCGCCCGATGGTGGCCGATACGGATGCACCGATGATCAGCGGCATAGACAACGCACTGATCAAGTACGGCACAGCCGATATGCTGAAGCGTCAACGCCAGTACGGTAAGGCCCAACTGGAGACAGTTGAAGGCGACAGGCTGCTGGCTGTGGCCAGAGATGCGGAAACAAACCAGACGGCTAAGATTATGAGGATAGTGCCGGATGCCTACACAGCCGGCTACACTCGCAATGATTTTGGATTCTAACGATGCCGGTCTACTTCAATGATGCCGCTGATGATATTCTGCTGTATGACCGGCAAGCTTCATTTATTGGTGGCCAAGTCTCCAACTTTCGGGAGAACCTCCTCAACGAATCCCAAGCGGAGCTGATTAAGGATATGTCTCCGGAGATCTCCGGGGTACTCAAGACTCGCAGAGGATTCCACCGTTTTGCTGATCTGCTTGGCAGCACCAGTTCAAGCGATGATATGCGAGCGATTCACTTCTTTGATTCCGACAGCCGGGAGAGGGTGATCGTTGCCGTTGCGAGGAACATCTACGAGATCGAGTCAAACGGCACAGTAACGGCAATCTCGGCGGCAGCCAACGCTCTCCCGTCAGCAGTTAATCCGGCTTATATGTGCCAGATCGCTGATAAGATGTACTGGAGCAGCGACAGCAGCAGCAGCAAGATCTTTGAACTGAAGTATTCCGGCAGCTCTTGGGTAAAGACCGTTTCAACGGATACGGTTTATCCGGCTAATGCGAAGTATTTGGTGGCTAATGCCGGCAGAGTGTTTGCGTATGATCCGAGCGGAAACCAGATCTTTGTCAGCACAATTCTGCCCAACCTCGCGGCGGCTGTGACAATCGACAACGGAGCCGGCTACGGTACTGGCGACTACACAACTGCCGGGATGGCAGTGGACGCTCTGCCCATAGGATTAGGCAACGGCCAGACGATCACCTTTAGCGGAGGCGGCAGCCTATTGTTAAGCGCGGCAGCCGAGGAGACAGACACAACAATTTACGGAACACTGTCCGGATCAGCAGTGGCAGATGACGAGGCGGCTGCTGTTGGCACTACGTTGTTCTCGATGGGGGGAGCAACAATCAACCCGTTTAAGGTTGGCACTGGAGCCGAGACTGTAACCGGGATGTATAGCTGGGTGGGTTTCAATGTGGTTGTGTTCTGTGAAAACAGTATTTATTTGGTAGACACTAACCCGCTCACAGCAGCCTCGGCAGCAGCCGGCAACGCCACCAGCACCTTCCAGATCCGGCAAGTGTCAAACCTCTCTGGAGCAATCAGCCACAGAGCTGTTGCCCAAGTGGGGGAGGATCTCATATTTCTCGCCAGAGACGGGGTAAGAAGCCTCAAGAGAACGATGGCGGAGGAGATGGTGGCCGAGCAGTCCGGAGTGATCAGTTATCCGATTCAAGATCTGATTGATTCGATCAACTGGAGTGTGGCGGTGCAGAAGGCTACAGCTACATTCTGGAACGGCTACTTTCTGCTCAGCGTTCCGGTTCTGAGCTCGACAGAAAACAACTGTGTGCTGGCGTATTCAGCCAACACAAATAGCTGGGTTGGCTACTGGCAAGGGAATCCGGCATACAACATCGAGCCGGTGGATTTCTGTATTGCCGCCTTTAGCAGTTACGCAGAGAAGCTGCTGACGTTGGACAAAGTGGGCAACCCGATGGAATTTAGGGATTACGTCTCACCTCAGAATGCAGTTGCAACAGATTTTCAAGACAACTTTGATGGCAGCAACTACCGGGACACAGCTTGGCAGACGTTGACCCGAGGGATGACCTTTGGCGACCAGTTGAGCCCCAAAAGCCCGGACTTTGTAGAGTGG